CTAATGAGAAAAGATTTGTTGTAACAATGGCATTGAATAATTTAGATGGTAGAAGAATAGTGTGGGATGAAGCAGTAGAAAAATTATCAAATAATATAGTATGATTACAACTGAAGACATCAAAAAAATTTATGAGTGGTCAAAGGAAACAACGTTTCCCTTGAAAAAAGCACCTGTGATTAAAGGTGGGTACTGTAATAAGATTGTATATATTTCGTGGTTAAAAGGTGTTGGAAAACAAGTAACAATAAGAAAAAAATTGATGACAGACGAGATTTACAATATTTTTTTAAACGAGGATATTTTATATGCAACCTATTCTAGATTTTCAGAGGGTACAATAATATACCCTCATCGTGACCCACCAGTATATCGAGAAAGATATAAGAGAATACAATTACCTTTATCAATTCCAGACAAAAATACTTGTTTTATGTTATGGGATGGAAGAAAAGTCACTTGGGAGGAGGGAGTACATCAAGTGTACCCTGTTATGGATGTCATACATGAAGGTTACAACCTATCGACAAATGCGATGGAATTTGTTATGATAGATGTAAAACTAGACACCATTGTCGAAGATGAAACTTAATCGTAATGAGATTATGTTATTGAGAGGTATTTTGCATACTAAAAGAATGTATAAAGGTATGAATTTACCACATGGAGTTGTTGTGTATGAAGATTGGATGGAAGAAAGTTTCCATAAAGTAAACAAATATATCGAAGAAAATTATCCTGATATGCCTAAATGGAAATAGAATTATGAGTGAAATTTTTAATGTATTTCCTACAACAATATACGTTGGGAAGGTAGAAAATCACGAGAATCATAAGAAAGATTTTTTAAAGATTTATGATAAGTTTGATTATGAAGAGAATGAGAGGTCTAGTACTGTTAGTGAAGGACAAGTAAATCCACTCATACATCTTGAACCATCAATGGATAGTATGTTTAGAGAGATAGTTCGGCACATAAAAATTTATGTATTGGACACTTTGAAATTTAAAGATATGTTTAATTACAGTATCACAAAGACATGGATTTCAAGGTCAAGAGATTCAAAGGAGATTCCATATCATATTCACTCTACGAGTCATGTATCGTTTGTTTACTATTTGAATATTCCACCATACTCACACACCACAAAATTTATTGATATTGAGAATTACAATAGTTTATTCTTAGGTGCAAACTCTCAACATACTGTTGATGATTTGAATATGGTAAAAGAGTTTACCCCACTTAATTCTAAATCATTTTTTCTTCATCCTGTAGAGGGTCATGTGGTTCTCTTTCCAAGTCGGCTGACTCATGGTACTGAGTGTATAAAAAAGGATTTTACTGGTGAAAGACTCTCCATCGTAGGTGATTGTAATTTGATTTTAAAAGAGGAACATTTACTTCATTCTATGGGATTGATAGATGAAAAATATTGGAAGAAATATGAGTAGACAGATGTAAAACTGTCACAACCCCCTGCACATGATGTCATTTCATGCTATAATGAATACATAACAACCCTTACATTATTATGTGTTCATTGATAACAGATGAAAATAAACGTGCTATAACAGAGGCACAAGAATTTGAAAAAACCAGTAAGTATAACGATTTAGTTTGCATGAAAACTCTCAAAGGAGGAGTTCTTAATAAAACATTTGAACAAGCTTTAGAAAAAATTAAAGAGATTGGAAATGAAGAAGATTTTGAAATGTTCAAAACCTTTTTTGAGAACAATAAACCAAGATGTTGTTTACCTAAAGGACATAAAGGAAAGTGTACGCACCAATTAGAAGGTTTTTTTGGAGAATTATTCCAAAATAAAGTGAGAGATTGCTCTCAAGCACCAGGCAACGATGATATATTCTTCAAGAACAGAACTTCAAGAAATTTTCCCATACAAATAACAAAAGACCAATACACTAAGTTAAATGCAAAGTATAGGTGGAAATTAAATAAAGTTAAAATGAAAGCGGGTGTGCCATTAGAATTTGCATCAACACCGTATTTAATTGCTACTGCTTATTTTGATTTCTCTGCTATTCTTATGCTACAAAAGGGTATCGAACATACACTTCCAAAGGATATTGAAGAGAAACTTATCGAAAGGTCAAAGGAAATCATAGAAGAATTTAAAGAACAGGGTATTCGCATAATTGGTAAAGATGGATACTTATGCGATGCTGTTAATGGGTGGACAATTGAACCAGAATGGTATAGAATTCAAGATATATCAGACGATAAGGGAGACTTAAGACAAGTGCAATTTGGTCATGTTGACCCAATTAGAAGTGACAAATATCAGACTAGAGGTGGTAATATTTTACCTCTTACTAGAAGTGGTAACTTACTTCAATCAAATAGTCATGTAAAAGATGTATTTCAAACAACTATCAAAGGAGCTTATGAACATCATACATCATGGAGATAGTCTCATAAAGATGAGAGAACTTGAGGACAAGTCTGTTGACCTTGTTCTCATAGACCCACCATACAACATCGCTAAAGATGATTGGGATAATTTTGGTGTGACTAAGAAAGGTTATCAACCAAAGGAATACACAGGTGTATCTTATTATGATTGGATGCAAGAAGTATTCATAGAGATTGATAGAGTCTTGAAAGATAGTGGTTCATTCTGGTTTTTCCATAATGATTTTAGAATCATGGCAGAGTTGGATAGAAGAATAAGTGAGGAAACTAATTTAGAATATAGAAACTTTATCGTATGGAATAAGTTATTCTCAGGTTGTAAGCAAGAAGGATTCTTAAATGGATTCATACAAGTAGAAGGACTTAATAACTTTCAGAAAATGGCAGAGTATATTCTATTCTATACAAAGAAAGATTTGCATTTAAAGTTAAGACAACGTAGGTTAGAGTTAGGTATCAAATCATCTGATATTAGTAAAGAAATACTCAGTAAAAATGGTAATGTTACTGGTTGGTACAGTAATATAGAAACAGGTAAAAACTTTCCTACAGAGGAGACTATCAAACCTATTACAAAGCATTTAGGTTTTACTATGAATGACTTAGTTCCTAAATTCTTTAATCAAAAGAACTGTCATTCTGTATGGCAATATGAGTTTGATTCAAAGAAACTTGGACACTTGACACCTAAACCAATTGAACTACTTAAGAATGTGATTAATCATTGTACTGAGGAGGGCGATGTAGTCCTTGATTGTTTTGGTGGTAGTGGTAGTACAGCAGTAGCTTGTATTGAGACAAATCGTAATTACATATTGATAGAGAGAGAAGAAAAGTATATTGATATATCAAAAGAAAGAATAAGTAATGCAGTTCCAAAACTGTCACAAGACATTGATACACCACTCACAAGAGTGCTATAATATAGACATCTAAAGAAAACTAATGCAACTAAGACCACATCAAGAGCAAGCAATTCAATCAATGACAGACCACGACAAAGGACAAGTCATTGTTCCTACTGGTGGTGGTAAGACTATCTGTATGATTATGGATACTATCAAGCAGTTCACATTGAAGCAACACGGACTTGGTATATCTCAAACATTTGTGGTAGTTGCACCACGCATACTACTTGCAGAGCAACTATGTAGTGAGTTCTTGGAAATGATGCACGAGCAAGACGATGTTACACCTATGCACGTTCATAGTGGTAAAATCAAAGGTATGTTCAGCACAACAAATCCATTTCAGATACAGCAATTTGTTGAGACAACATCAGGTAATAGACTTATATTTACAACTTATCATTCACTTCACAGAATACAAGAGAGTGGTATCAATGTTGATACTATCTACTTTGATGAAGCACACAATTCAGTACAGAAAAACTTTTTCCCTGCTACTGAACACTTCTCATACAATGCAAAAAGATGTTTCTTTTTTACTGCAACTCCAAAGAATAGTTTGACTCCTCAGAAAGCAGGAATGAATTGGAGTGAGGTGTATGGGGATGTGATCTGCCAAGTTCCTGCACCAAAGTTGGTCAGAGACGGATACATACTACCTCCAAAGGTTGAAGTCTATAAGTCAAGAATCTTGGATAAGAATGAGTTGGTCGCTGAACGTGATTGTGAGCAGATGGTACAGGCAATAGATAATATTGAGAAGGACAAAGTATTGATATGTGCAAAGTCCACAAACCAAATCAAATCACTTGTTTACTTCACAGACTTTGTAAGTGATCTTGCAGACAGAGGTTATTCTTGGATGACCATTACAAGTAAGACAGGGGCGATTGTTGATGGAGAGAAGGTGGACAGAGAGACATTCTTTGATACACTTAATGAGTGGGGTAGAGATCCAGACAAGAAGTTTGTAGTTCTACATCACAGCATACTCTCAGAGGGTATCAATGTTCATGGACTTGAAGCAGTATTGTTTATGAGGTCTATGGATTACATCACTATTAGTCAGACGATTGGTAGAGTGATACGCAAAGGGGCAAAAGACAAAGTTTATGGTATGATATGTGTACCAGTATATTCCAAAGTGGGTATCACAACCGCCAGAAAGGTTGAAGCAGTAGTCGATACTATCTTCAACAGGGGCGAAGCAGCAACAGTTACAGTAACAAGATGAGAGACACGATTTTATTTGGAGATTGCAAGAAAACTTTGAGTGAATTTTTACCTCAGAGTGCTAGGACTTGTGTAACTTCTCCACCATATTATGGACTTAGGGATTATGGTACAGCAACGTGGATAGGTGGCGACCCTAATTGTAATCATAGGAGAGATAGTAAAGTCAAACCTGAGAATTGTAATACAGGACATAAAAATCATGATGAAATGTATGGAGTGGGGGATGCAATATATAAAACTGTTTGCCCGAAGTGTGGTGCTGTTAGACAAGATAGTCAGATAGGACTTGAAGAAACACCAGAGGAATATATTGAATCTTTGGTAAGTGTGTTTCGTAGTGTTAGGGATGTTTTAACTGATGACGGAACTTTGTGGGTTAATCTTGGGGATAGTTACTATAATTATAGACCAGGAAAAGGTCAATCATATCCTAAACAATCAGTATCTAAAACTAAACAAGATTTACCAGATGAATGTAACAAAAGGGGCAATAAATTAGATGGATTAAAAGAAAAAGATTTAATTGGAATACCTTGGCTATTTGCCTTTGCAATGCGAGCAGATGGATGGTATCTGAGACAAGACATCATCTGGCATAAACCTAATCCTATGCCTGAGAGTGTAAGAGATAGGTGTACTAAGTCACACGAGTACATATTTTTATTCAGTAAAAACAAAAAATACTATTACAATAATGAAGCAATCAAAGAACCCGCAAAAGATTGGGGAACAAGAGACAGAACAAACGGAAAATACCACAACGAAGGAACAGGACTACAACCCCATAGCGGACTTACAAAATCATATCCAACAAAGAATAAACGCTCTGTCTGGTCAGTAACAGTTAAACCATATAAAGAAGCTCATTTTGCAACATATCCACCTGACTTGATTGAACCTTGCATACTTGCAGGGAGTGAAGAAGGAGACACAGTATTAGACCCATTTATGGGTGCAGGAACCACAGCTGCGGTAGCAAAGTCACTTAATCGTCATTATATTGGTTGTGAACTCAATGAAGGATATGGTAATTTAATTCAGAAAAGAATTCAAGATTATCAACCAGTTAATAAAGTGGCACAAGAGACTTGCATAAACATCTTGGATATTATATAATAGAAGAGTAAACAAAGGAGATACTATGATTGAAGGATTCGTTCTCACATTTGCATTGATGACATTCTGTATTGGTTCATCATTCGCAATCGTAAAATTTGCAACCAAAGGGAGGTTTTTCTAATGCGTTGTAAAGTACAACTTATTGTAGCAGGTCAAGTTTTTACTGAAGAAGTAAGAGCAATTGACTATCAGGAAGCAAGACAAGTAGCACTTGCTAGAAATCCTAATGCTAGAGTTATGGGTGTCAATGCGTCTTTTAAATAAAACGTGGAACATCTGGAAATATGCATTGGGTTCATTCTCTGATGAGAAAACCAAAGAGT